GGTGTTGTCGCCGCCGCAGTGTAAGTAAAGTTTGATTAGTTTCGGGCTTCCCGAGAGTCCGGTACTTTCCCAAACTTTGTACCACTGCTCCCCGCTTCCGACCGCGCGATTGCTTACGTTACCCGAATACGGATAAACGATGCCCGCGACAAGACCGGACTTCTGGCGGATAATACCGTCAATATCGAGCGCGTAAACCCCCGAGGTGTCAGGCTGCTTGTTAATACCCAGCGCGCTTGCGCTTGCGTCGAAGAACAAACCGTTCGAGTTCGTGTCGCTCTCGACGCGGAAATCTGTGTTTGCACCATCTTCGTTGAACACGAACGCCGACCGCGCCAGATTGATTTTTTTGTCTATTGCAACGTCCGAACCTTCCGTAACCGTCTGCGAAGCCCCGAACCAAAACTCAATCTCGTTTCCGCTCAAAGTAATTGCAGACCGCTGCAAGGTCTCAAGACTGCTTGAGCTAACATATGCTTGCGCGGTGTTGGATTTAGGCCAAACACCATACCCAAGTACCGGGCCGCCGGACGACGCTTCCGCGCCTAGCGTAGTAATAGAGCCTATACTATAACGACCGCGAAGGATTTTTGCGCCTTGAACGACGGTACTGCTCGACCCAGTGATAATACCGCTAACATCTAGCGTAGATTCAGGGCCAGAAATGTTTATGCCAACTTCATTGTTGGTGGCGTCAACAAACAGCATGTGGGTTGAGTCGTTAGACTCTACACGGAAGTCAAGATTATCGCTGCTGTCGTTGATGACGACGCCGTTTACGTCCATCAATTTAAGATGGCTGTAGCCCGCCGAGTTTCTAAAATCTAAGTAATCTTCGCCTGTACCTTGGACCCAGAGGTTAAACCGGTGAGTGCCGCCGCTGTTAATCTGCAAAAACTGGGCGTCTTGGCCGTTGTCGAGGGTAATATGAGCAAACGATGGGCTATCGCCGCTCTCGTACTTAGCGGTGTTCAGGTTGATGAAGTTGTTGTCGACTTCTGCGTTAGTTAGGGGCGAACCCTTGGGTGAATCGCCCTGAACGCGGGTAGTGATTGTAGCCATTGGTTACACCCCTAACTAGTTTCTTACGATGCAGACAACGTGATGGTCCAAGTTACGGACATCGTGTCGTCAGCTGCCTTGTTTACTACCGAGAAGACCGTACGGCAGAGCATGTCGCCAGAAGTGGCAGCGTTGAAGATGCCTGCTTCGGTTACTGCGCCGGTCGCGTCGCCTGCTTCAAAAGAAGAAACGTAGACTACTTTCTCGTTGTTTGTGCCAGAGATGGTTGTGCTATCCAGCGCTTCGCGAGAACCGAGGATCGACACAAGGTCAGTCTGACCTGCTGCTGCCGCAGTCGTGCCCGAACCGAGCGCCATGTGCGACATAACAGATTTCGACGTACCCACCATGCGGCTAGCAATGTAGGCAAGGCCAGCATTTACCACGAGGTTTTTAACCTCTCGCTGATCTTTGATGTTTCCGGCCTTGTCCTTGAGGACGATGTTAAGCTGGCCGGAGAGCTTCAAGTTTTCGTTAATCATAACGATCTCCTTCAGAACGTTCTGGAAGCCCCGACAAAGTCTTCCGCAAAGTAGGTGAAGTCAGCAAACCCCTGACTTCGCAGTGACCCCGCGTCGGCGGTCGAGGCCAAATCCAGTAACACCTTTCCGGGCGTCACTACTTTCGCGTCTCCTAAAAGGGCGCTATCCGAGCGAACGCGCGCTAGCGCGTAAGCTAAGGTTTCGCTTGCTACAGGTATATCATAAATGTGTTTACCTGTTAACAAGTTTGTGCTGTCAGATGCACTTGGCGTATCAAAAACTGCCTTTCCGACATCAAATATCGCATCGTCGCCGAAGTATCCAGCGTCAGTGTACGCTCGGACATAATCGACTTGGCGATACAGGGAGTCTGAAGCAGACGCGACATCGGTTCGGTCTTTCATAAACTGCATCTCTTGGTCATCCAAGATTGATGCCGTTCCGTCGACGTCATCCGTCGCATTTACGCCGTCTGTAAGCTGTTTCGAGGTGCCAAAGCTGTTGATCTCATCGGTCGCAACCGGTGCATCTGAGGGAGCTTTGTCAAAATAGATTGTGTTGATGGTGTCCGATAAATAGCCGTTATCGGCGAAGGCTTTGCCCACCGAGAACGTATTGATCTGATCTGCGGCCCCTACAGGGTTATCCGGTGCCTTCTTAGTAAGCAACCAAACATAGTCCTCGATACCATTTACGCTATCCGCGAACACCTTACCGGGTTCGAGGGAATGCGCTTCGAGGACGCTGTATGTGTCTGTAAGAGGTTTGCCCATGTCGTAGTGATGGGCTTCCGAGAATACCGAAACATCTTCTAGCGCCTTACCAAACCCTTTTGTGTTGATTTGGTCGGCGGCGGAGGTGATGTCTCCGGCTACCTTCTTAGCGAAGATAAATGCTTGGTCTCCTACCCCTGCCACGACATCATACAGAACCTTGCCCGGCTCTAACGAGTGGCCGTCTGACAAGGAGTAGGAGTCTGCAAGTGGCCGCCAAAAATCCTTAGCGAGTTCTTCCGTAGCGGAGAACGTGTCTTCTTTTACCTTCTTGGTGAAAATAAAGACGTGGTCTTCAAACCCTTGGACTGCGTCTTCCAGTGGCTTGGAAACCGCCACAAAATGTGCCTCTCCGAGAACAAACACATCTTCTAGCGGCTTACCTAGAGCATAATAATGCTCTTCCGCGACCAATGGAACATCAATTTTGCCAAGTTCGGTGATTTTTACAATAACGTCGCCCGCGAGATTTACGCCATCGGCAACGGCGGGCTTACCAATATGCTTGGCCGGGGCGTCTAACGCGGCTGAAATGTCTTGCAGCGCTTTACCAACGGCTTTGGTGTCTATTCCGTCGCCAAGCGAAACTTCATCAAAAGCCCCTTTGATGAAGCTCCAACGCTGGTCGTCAAGAATATAGCCGTAGTCAGCGGCGACTTTGAAGAACGCGTTGGTCGCGTTTTCAGCCACTCCTGTGTCATCTGTAAGCGTCTTGAAGAACTCAAAGACCATCTCGTCTGACGGACGACTACCGTCCTCAACTGAGATCGTATCGAAGTATTTGGCGAACAAGAGGAACTCCCCCTGCTCCGCCTTAATAACGTTCTGGTTAATGTTTACCGATGTTTGCGTCAGCACCTGAAGCTGCTCGAAAGCAGCCTTTAGCGCGTTAACAAGTTCGACAGACTTTAACCTCACGCGAAGTCCTCACGTATTTTGAACTTCAATTTCTCGTACAAGGTTTCCCGAACACCGTTACCGCGAAGAACCTCGATCTCCCCTTCGTAAGAACCAGCTTCGACCTCTAGGTCGCCTTCGTCCCACTGCAACACGGCAATACCGTTTGTTGCTGTCTCAGGGTTGATAAAGAACTCGCGCGAAAACAGCACCGTGTCAGCGCCTGCTTCCCTGAAGTGCAACGTAACCGTCGCCGATGTTAGATCGACCGGCTCATCGTTGTCTTCGTTGGTTAGCGTCACGCGAATTTGCGGGCCGGTATCACCTTGAACGTATTTGAATATGTTAGCCATTATATCCCCTTACGCGTCGATGCCTTGTCAAAACCCACCATTTTCACAGTCTGACCAGACGCGCGCGTATCTCGGCTTCGAGCATCCGCAGCGTGCTTGTAGAACTCTGCACGGTAGTAGGTAGCTAGCTCAGGGTTGGTCCACTCCTTGGCTGGAATCATCGCCAAGCGGTAGATTGCCCCGCAAGCGATAGAGCGCCCATGGGTTTCGTAGATAAAATCTTCTACGTCAATCGCAGTAGAGGACGGCTTGATGACGGCTACGCCTTCAAACTCGTACTTACCATCTGGTGTTGCGTAGAACCTAATCTGCGAGTCTTGGTACAAACTGAACGCCGTAGGGCGAGAGTTTTCGTAAAGGCTAGGTAGATCAAAGTGACGATCCGACACTTGCTTGATAGGCAAGCCATCCAAATACAGGATCAGGATGTCCTCAAGTACCGTACGAGTTGGAACCTCAATGTCGTATTCCGCCGTATTACGGCTCGTATAGTCCTTGTCGATGTCGTATCGCCAAATTTGACTTAGCTTACAAAACTCAGATGCAGCTTCCCGCAGATGATTTTCGATGACGATTTCCGGGCAGCCCGGTAGGTGGGGCTGAATATACGGGTAGAAATTAGCCCACGCGACTGCCATGTTACGTCACCTTGCTCAAGTTAGCAGGTGCAACAGCTGCATCTACTTGGTTCTTAGTACTGATCGCGGCGTTAAACGCAGCATAAGACGCCTGAGCGCGCTGCTCGTTAGCACCATACTCAGCATCCTTCGAGTACGCACGATACAGAATCCAGTCGATGATTGGGGACGTGTAGATGTCGTCCAACTTGATGACTTCTGTGTTTGAACCTTCAGGATCGAGATCGCTCTCGCTAAGAGTATGAGAACCGGGAGAGTCAGTGTAGACAACTTCGACTTCGGCCAACTCTGTTGCCGGAGGGTACACAAAGAACTCTTTCGGCTGGCGGGGATCGAAGGTGAAGTGCTGAATGTTCACCGTGCCGGTCTCAGCGTGCCACCCCGGACGTTGGTCGTCTAGCACACTACGAGATACAAGGCGGATAACCCTGTAGCTTGAAGTGGATGCCATGTTACGAGTTACGTCCAACAGCCGCAATGCAGACGGATAACCTCCGTCAGCGGTAGCTTTAGTCAGCACTTGGCGCGTTCCTGCGGAGCACGTAAAAGTACCGGACTTTGCGTTTGCGTCAGGACGAGCAAGCGTAATCGCAAGATACGACTCGTTCATCCAATTTTGTAATTCAGTACGCGGCCAGCGAATGTTGCTGTCTTGCAGCACATCCTCGACCCGTCTGATTACGTCGATGACCTTAACGGTAGACATTGCTAGCCCCCTTATTCTTCAGGTGTGGGTGCAGCAGCGGCCTTCGTCGTCTTTGATTTAGCAGTCTTAGCCGCAGGTTTGGGCGCTGGCTTCGCAGCCTTAGCCATTTCTTCACCTTCAGCCGTTAAAACCATTGCATCGCCGACTACGTGAGCCACAACTACGCGTGTACCGTCTGCCTGCTTAGCGATTGCCTTATTGGCAACCAACTCCGCTCCGACGGCGTTGATTAGTTCAAATACGTCCATAATAACCTCCTATGGGTTGTTAGGGGGGCCGAAGCCCCCCTGCCAAGTGGCTATTAAGGCGCAGAACCAACCAGCGCAGTTACCAGAGCTTCAGGCTTCAGTACCTTACGACCGTAGACAGTTAGGCCACGGACGATGTCACCGAAGTCGTTCTGGTTACGCAGAGGCTCAGTCTTGCTGATTTGCGAGGCGAAAGCACAAGCGTGCTTAGTACCTGCAACCATCATGCGGCGAGTACCTGCACCCGATACAGTCGCACCGCTGGAAGTAGCAGAAAGACCTGCAACCAGCGCTTTGCCTGCTTCACCTTTTGGCAACAAGTTAGACACGTAGACCTCAAAGCGGTCCAACATGCCGATCTTGCCGGTACGGATGGTCGAAGACGCATCACCAGTGAAGTAAGCCTGTGCGATGTCAGTTTGCATAAGCAGCTGACGCTCGTACGGGGTAAGGATCAACCAACGACCCTCTTCAGGGACGTTTTGCTCGTCAAGAGCAGCAGACATACGAAGGATCGCCTTCAGAACGTTGCCGGGAGTTGCTTCGTCAATCGGAGCAGCGTCAGTACCAAGGTTGTAACCAGCAGACAGAGCACCAGCAGTTGCACCGCCGTTAGCAGCTACTGCGCCTTCAGTTACGAACCAGTTGAAGAAACACTCGTTCTCGATTGCGATTTTCAACTGCTTAGCAGCATCTTCGGTGAACATGTTCATAAGGTCCATGTCAGCTTGGTGCTCTAACACGTCGTTGACTTGAACGTTGAACGATTTCGCCTTGTTGATCTGCATGTCAGTGAAGATTGGGGTAGGCACTTCAGCAGTACCCAAACCAGCACCAGCAACGTAGTCGCTGATAGTGATTGACGGCGCAGTGCGGATACGGATCGTATCGCCTTGGTTTTTAATTTCGCCTTCCCAATCAGTGTTGGAAATCTCAGTCAACATGGTGTTGGCATAGAACTTAGCGTTCAGCTTGCCAGACCACAGCTGAGGAATAAAACCGCCAGAGTAAGACGGATTGGTATCAAAAGCTCCAGAGCTTTGTACGGGGAAAACAGCAGCCATTTTGGGCCTCCTAGATCATAAGTCGGTTTGAACAGCTGCTATCGAGGAGGTTAGTTTCGTACACGGCCTTCAAGATATGCAGCAGTTAGTTCAGCTTCAAGTTTTTCCGCCCCAGCATGATCTCCGCGTTTAGTCAGTTCTCGAATCTTGTTCCAACCCCCCTGAACTTCTCGTTCAGTGTAGATTTTCGCAGCAGACCCATTCGACTTAACGGAAGTAGCGGAACGGTTCGGCGTAACCTGCTTTTCAAGCTCTCGCTGACGTTTTGCTCGTGTGGGGGACTCAACTTCCGGTTCTGCGAGGGTTTGTTTGAAGAGTTTCACGTAGTGTGCAACTGCTTCTGCGTCGCCGGTGTTAAATGCCTCCTGAGCTAGAACTCGTCGCTGGTCTCGGAGCATAGGATCATACTCATTCAACCAAGCCACCCAACGTTCATCTGCGTCGACTTCGGCGAAATCCGGAACCAACCTGTGTAGGCGGGTTGCGAAATTCATCTCGCCGACTTCGTTACCCGTTTTTTGCAGACGTTCCTGCAAGTCCCGGATA